GTACAACTCGTCCCAGCACATCGTGTAACGGGTTGTCTCAACGAAGAACGGAACGTCCTTGTTGGGATTCAAGCCGGGGATCTGGTCGCAGAACTTCTCGTAATCGTTGACGTTGACCGTGCCCCTGCGCAAAACGCCGGAAGTCGGACTGGTAACTTTCGCATCCGCTAGGAACGTGCCCGCATTCTCCGTTGACATCACCAAGCGGATCACCGTGCTGACCACATTGGCGCTGATCACTTTCCAAGCAGTCTCGGTCTTGGTGCCGCCACCAGTCTTGCCGGAAATGAACACGCGCAACCCTGGGGGGAACCAGCGGACATCCAGGGGGATGCCGGTCTGAGAAACGACATCAATCTGCCAATTGCCACCATTGCTCTGGCCGTTGGTCGCGGTGAAGTAAACATTGTTGATGATGGTCTTTTGAGCAGCCATCACGAATGGCTCGATCGCCAGCACGCCACCGGAAAGCTTTCGCGTGTTGACCTTGTGGCCCATGTTGACCTTGCGAGCCATGATGAACTCGTAAAGGCCGTTCACCTTTGCCCCGCAACTCTTGATCTCAAAGTCCGAGACGAGCAGGGAAAGCATGTTGCGCCACTGGCCGGTATCGTCGGAAAAAATCTCGGCTAAAGTGTCGCCGGTAGCCTTGCCTACGTTACAGAGAGTGACAGAGCCGCAGCGGGCGATGTCGGTGGAGATTGCGGGCAAACACTTTTCGAAGATGTTTGCGCTAATTAAACCGGATTCGTTTGCCATACTTTGATCAACAACGGGAATCGGCGCTTTTGCCGTTCCTCAATGCAGATCAAAGCTTGCGACCATTGAAGATATTATCAAAATTAGAACTCCACACCGGCTTGCCGCTCGGCGCGGGTTGCCCGCCTGAACCAACTTGCGTTCTACTGCCAACGGAAGGAGAACCACTGTTTTCCTTTGCTGGTGCGGGTTTGGCTTCCTCTTTCTTCTTCTCGTCGGCTGGCTTAGGTGCTGAATTGTTTGCGCTGCCGTTGGTCATTCCCCTGCGCTTAGCCCAACTTGAAAGCTTTTTATCCTCATTAGCGAATCTTTCGCGAGCGATTTCCTGTGCATCCAGCATCTTGCGCTCGATTAAATCCTGTTCGGTGATAGTCCAGTGCTTCTCCTGCTCTGCCGGGGTGAGCTTATTAAAATTGTTCCACGTGGAAAACTTTTTGCCGTCGCGCAACTGTTCCTCGGCGGGAAGCGCCGAGATGAGATCCATCATCTTTGTGGCGTAATCGTGGATATAGCGGTGCAATGGATTGTTCTCCTCAGCCTTGACTGCCCCCTTGGACTTCCAGAGGCGGGTGACTTCGGCAACAAACGGCAGAGCGTCACTGGCAACTTGAATGGCAATGTCAAAGCCCATCGGATCTTCATCCCTGAGCTTAGCCAATTCCGCTGGCTCGGTAAATTTTTCATAAGCGGGATCGATTGCCTTCAGGATACTTCCCATTGCCGCCTTCTCAGCAGTCGCAATGGCCGGCTGAAGCTCGCGCAAGGTTTCGTTGCGCTTTAACTCGTCAAGCTCCTTGAGCTTGGGTGTAACCTCCTCGAGTACCTCCCTCCGAATCTCCTTTTTGGTTTCGCCAAGCTCAAGGTTTATCTCAGCCCTGCGTAAGTCAGCATCTTCGTAGGTCGGAGTTGCCTTCTGGTAAAACTCGTTGTGCTCGTCCGCTTCGCCATTCCACGGTTCGCCAGGGTGGTCGCGCTTCCACTGCTTGATATAATCTTCCTCTTCTTTGACGAACTTTTTGAAATCCTCTACCAATCCACTGTACTTTTCGGGCTTGGCCTTAGCCATCACCTTGAAGGCTTCGTACTGCTCGGTGTACTCTTTGGGTGGCTTAAAATCTTCAGCCACGGATTTATCCACCTTGGCTTTCTCTTTTTCGATCCGTTCGATAGCTGCGCCCGCAGCGCGACCACCCGCATCAGCCGCAATTTCTGCGAGTCTCGTTTCATCAAGTACTGGCTTTGGTTGCGCCTTGGCTTTAAGCTTGGGCTTATGAGCTTCCGGTTCTTCTTTTGGCTTACCCTCGACCTCTTTCTCATTCTCTTTTGGCTTCTGTTCCTGTTCGGGCTTTTTGTCGTCCTTGACCTCTTTTGCCGGTTCCTCGACTTTTTCTTTCGGCTTTTTTCGTCCTGAAGCGATTTGCCCGAAGGTTTCCATCGCCTTTTCGAAAGACACCTTCTGTTCCTCGGTCTGTTTGACCGGCTTTTCCGGTTCTGCCTTTACCGGCCCGTCGATCGTAAGTACTTCGTCAGCCATAAACTATTTACTTTCATTGCACATGGTGGCCTATTGAGTCGCGCATTCACGCTTTTCCGAGATTCATGCGTTCGATTTACCACCGGCGGCGGAAACAGCCAGAACCACACTTGCCATTTTAACCGTCTGAAGAACGCTAGAATCAGTTGCCATTTATATTTAAGCTTTGCGAGCGTCATCAGTATCCTAGCTTAAGCAGCCACCAAATCGTCACCACGAGAATAATTGCAAACAGAATCATGCTCGCCGTTCGCAGGAAGTCGGGCTTGCCCGGTGGTTCACCGTTTGGCGTGTTCCATTCAGCTTTCATTCACAGTTTCTTGATAGTTTGGAACCGCTTTTTCTGTTAATCGAATTTCATCCTGAAGCCAGTCGATGTAGCTCCTAAAATCCCCAGCGTCACCATACTGCCGAAGGTTTTGTCCAGTATGTCGAACCCTGTTCTCAAGCCGCGTTCTGCGGCCATTCTCGTCATCAGGAGTTCTTTGCAAACGCATACCAAACGTTTGCCTAATCTCGGCAGCTAAGTCGTGACGCCATATCTCTTTTGCGGGATCGCAATCTTCGAGAAGATCAACCAACCGTTCGCCCTCATCTCTGGTTAGTGAAAGGTCTTTCATTTTCGACTCGAATCTTTATCTCGCTTCCATTTACGATACCAAAACGGCATGAATGCCAAGAGAGATGTATCGGTATGCCCACCGGAGCACATGCGTAATGGCTTGCCAGTCGTACCGTTCGAATAATTCACAGCATCTAGCGTAAGCTGCGGGCCGAAGCTTCGCGTAATCGTCCGCTTGTTGGTCATAATCTACGCTCATTCGACATCAAACTTTGCCATTTCAAACTGCTTCTCTGCCCGGCTCCATTCGGCAAGAACATCCAAAAATATCGTCAGCCTTGCCGCCTCAATGTTCAGTTGTCGAGCGGTGTCATGTTCTGGCCCTTTAGCTAAAATATCCAATGGCTTTTTCAGGGAAACAATGGCAGCGGTATTGATACATCCGGCGATCTTCCCACGAATAATCCGTTCGAAAATAATTTTCCCCTTGTGAGAAAGAAATTCCGCAACGGCTATTTGATCAGGCTGAGAAAGCGGTTGAGGAGTTAGGGTTAACATTTTGCAATATGGTTCACAAAGCGGCGAACGAAAATCAGTGCGATGCACCCCGACCGAATCAAACCCCTCCAAACTGCATCAACCGGCCACATTATTATGGATCTCATCATCGGACGCAGGGTTGACTGTCCTGACTTTTTATCGAGAACCATCCTGCCCCACTGAACGCGGCGAGATGGCGTATGCTTGTAGAGAAAGTCAGACTCGGATTCAGAATATCCCAGCTTGGCATCTCTTTCCCGCCTGTGTTTATCTATCCGCTCTCGCGCTTCCCGTTCTTCCAATGAACCCCGTGGAATAATTTCGAATCCTAGCCTTCGCCTCAAGTCGTCCATTTTAGGCTGGGATAAGGGCTGGGGGCTGAGGGTTAACATTGGGCATCATTCCTGGTGGTGGCATCGGCGGCACGCCCATCGGTGGACCGCCAGGGCCTTGGATCATCCCTGGCGGTGGTTGAGTGGCAGCCTGAAGTATCTGTAAAATCTTTTGAAGCGCCACGTCCTGTTCCTGATTCTTCTGCGCTTCCTGCGCGACAACTGCCTGCGTCTGCTTTATCGCTTCTTCGATTGGGGTAATCACCTTCTCTTTAAGCGTGGAAGCGAGCTGCCCCATCGAATCGTTCACAACCTGAACAGCGACCTTCTGACTGATTGCCGCCAACTGTTTAAGCAGATCTTCCTGCTGCCCTTCCTGGCCAGCCATTTCCCCTGGTGGAACATCCTTGACGATAATTTTGTATTCGCGCGGCAGACCGGCGTACTCGAACACCATGTTGAGCATGTCCGCGATCTGACTCACCCCCATCGCCTGCACGAGCAACGGTTGAGCAAGGATGGTCTCAAACATTTTAATCATCGCTGCGGCAATCTGAATATTGTTGATCCGCTTGCCGCCTTCGCGGTTGGACGTGAACCCGTCGATGTCGAGTGATTGTTTCTTCCCGCGAACACCGGCTTTAGTGCGCCCCGGCTCGGCTTCTTCTTCGACTTCAAAACCCATCGCCTTCAACTGCGCGCGATTCTTGTCATTCAACTCGCCTATCTGGGCAAAGATGTCATCATCGCTGTATGCCATCATTCCATCATACAGCGACCTCTTCCGTGCATTCATTCCATCTTCTACAAAAGAGCGAGTGTGATCCAATCTTACCGTGCTATTCCCGTGGATCGTGGTTATCTCGGTTGCACTTTGCTCGTGGACCGCAGGTTGCCCCACCTCCTGAGCAGAGAATCCCAGCATACGTTCCATCAACGAAAGCATCGTCGTAATGCCTAAAGTGATCTCCTGGATGTTATGTTTGGGAAAGGACACGTTACTGAACGCTTCATCGGTGGAATTCTGCTGCCAACTCAGTTCACGCTTCGAGCGACCGATGAACGTCAATCCGCGATAAACCGCTTCGTCTGGAGAATCGATCCGGCGAATGTCGTCCTCGCTGATCATCTCCGTGTTGTAGAACGTCACGTTGGCGAGATTCTTCTTAATCGAGTAGAGAAGCTGAGACAAATAGTTCCCCAGCATGTCCTGCCACGGCAGAAGCTCCAAAGCCAAACTCGCGTTGAGCGACCGATTGGTGTCAGCATCGTAGCCGTAGTACGACGTTGGCCGGTAGCACAGCGGTTCAGCGAAAATCACCGTATCCGTGTGGCCCATCACGAACCGGAACCACATCGGGTAATCGTAATCGCCCAATCCCCAATCGCTCGGAATTAACTTCTCAAAGTGCGGAGCGATTATGGTCGCCTTATCGTCATCAGCCGTGGAATAAACCGACACTTGTTTCTGCCGGTCCAGGTCACCGCTCCCCGGTGATGCCACACTTGGAAACGACATTTGGCACGGGTAAAGATCGTTGTAGGGATTCCAGTAATTGCTGATCCAATCGCTCGGCCCATAGCTCACCTTGTCCGTGTTGAAATAATCCTTGTTCGTCCGCACATCGCGCCAGCGCATCACGTCCCAATACCCGGCATACTCGCAACCCGTGTCCGTGTTGAGCGTCGAGGTGCGATGGGCCAGATCATAATACTGCTTGCTCGGATGCGGGATCGCCCAGCGAATGCCTTCCTTTACGATCTCCGGTTTGTCGTCCGCGCCAAGCTGTTCTTCGGTGTACCATTTCTCCATCGGGAAGTTGAGCGCGATCCCATACTGCAACATCTGGAAGATCGAATCCCGTTCCGCCATCCGGTAGCCCATCTGTGTCGTCATCACATCCACGCGGTCGGTGATGATCTCGCACTTCATCCGGTTCTTGGACGTGAGTTTCAGCGGCTCGTATTTGTAGAGCGGTGTTTGATCGATGTCGGAAAACAATTTGGCGTGACGGATCTTCGAATAGGATAAAACCAACGGGATATAAATCTGCGTGAAGGTCGGAAGATGCAGGGTCATTTCCTGCGTTCGCGTCCCCGGCAAGCAACATGGCTTTCCGAACTGGTCAACCTTGGGAACCAACAAATGAGTCAACCCCCATGACTTTGCGATCTCGACCGACTCCTGCCCGCCGAGCTTCTTAGACATCAGTCCTTCGACCAGCGTCGCTGCTGTCTGCCTAAAGGGAACGTCATACGCTCGGTCAATCGCCCACCACAACCGCGCCTCGCGCATCGATCGCGTTACACCATCCTTCACGCGCGACGAAATGCGTTCGGTCAGATCCTTGATTTTCTGCGAGGGCTGTTCAGCGGTGAAAAGTGCCTTGAGCTTCTTTGGAGTTAAGCCGGCACGTTCGAGTTGGGCAGGGGTTGGCACTTAAACGGTTATCACTCGCTTCGCCTTCTCGCGCAGCCATTCAACGGAGTCGGGGCGCATCCAGTTGTGCTTGCATTGCTCCCACTCTTTGTCGGTTTGCGGGCCATAAACTTTATCTCTCAATTCGCGGACTTCATCTTCGGTCGGTGGCTCGGTTGCCAGAACTTTAGGCATACGTCTTACCGCGCATCGGAACGCCGATTGAGGCCACGGGGGATTTGGTGGGCTTAGGAGCAGGGGCTTCTTCGGCCTCAGCTTCCTCGTCGTACGCCGCGCTCTCTACGTCCACGGTTAGCGTGTCGCCGTCGATGGCGCTGACGGTGCCGCGAAGCACGAGGGGTTCGCCGACTTTGCAATCTTGAAGGGTTTCGTACTCGCTTTTGGCGATAGAAATTTCACTCATGCTATTGCTTATACACCCCATTCAGGCAGAATGGAAAGGAAATCGGGCCGCGAGTGTTCAGCTCCGGCCCGCGACACCAACTCAACTGTGAAAGGATACACTTATGGTGCAAAAGCACTGTCTACACTGCGGGGCCGAATTTCAAGTCCAAGCTTCAAGATTTAACGAACTGAATTATTGCAGTCGGAAATGCCGGCACGAAGCGAGAGTATTAAAAAATCAAATCGAGTGTACAATTTGCGGGAAATTATTTTATGCCGCTCCATCAAGGGCAAAACGCGAACTCGTAGCCTGTAGTTCTGACTGCTTTAGGGCGAGGCGTTCGCTTTCCCCGCTTTCCGCCGAGTTTAGATTTTGGAGACACGTTGAAATTACAGGAGGATGCTGGCTATGGACCGGAGGAAAGGGACCATTTGGCTACGGTTCTTTTTGTGTAGATGTCCAAACCCACGTCAATACAACAGCTCACCGATTTTGTTGGATCTTAATGAGGGGCGAAATCCCAGATGGTTTATTCGTGTGTCACGATTGCCCCGGTGGAGACAACCCGGCTTGTGTTCGACCGGATCATATGTTCCTCGGAACGCAAGGTGACAACGTGCGGGATGCAGCGAAAAAGGGAACGATGTCGCATCTTGGTGAAACAAACAATGCAGCGAAGCTTACTGACGAAAAAGTGATCCTGATTCGCCAGCTCCATTCACAGGGAATGACTCAAGTGGCTCTCGCGAAGCAATTCGAAGTTTGGCAAGGCACCATTTGGCAAATCGTACGAGGTAACAACTGGAAGCACTTGCTTCCTGACGAGACTAAGCGAGATACTACATACAATGCCTGAATACTGGGTTCCCGATTTAATGCCGAAGCAGATGCTCTGCTTCAATAGTTATTCCCGCTATCTGTTACTCGAAGGGTGCAAGATGAGCGGAAAGACCCGCGCCGCCCTTCACAAAGTAGCGCGTCACCTTTGGGAAACTGATCGTGCCGAGGTTGGAGTATTCGTAAGGCTTACGAAAAGCGCCAAAAATTCTGGCATCTGGGAAGAACTCTGCGTGACGGTGATCGAGGAGTGGATGCGCAATTTATATTTCCACGGGAAATGGGTCAAGCCCGGCCCGCAAACCACTGACGGAATCACGAAGGTAGCATATTTCCAAGTTCGAAACATGCACGGAACAATTTCGAAGTGTTCCTTGTATAATTCGGAAGATGACACCGACGCAGAAAAACGGATAAAGGGTTGCCGCTTCTCAATGGCCTACATTCCAGAGGCGACTAATTTTAGCTCCCGTGCGATATTTGACGCCGTTAAGGTCCAACTGAGAATGTTGCATCTTCCGTACGAATGCCATCAGCTACTTTTAGACTGTAATCCAGCAGAAGAAGGCGAGTCGTCGTGGCTGTACAAACTGTGGATGCGTGAGAAATTTCTTCCAGCAGAAACTCCCGGCCAAAAAGCTTTCAGAGATCAATTAGAGTCCATCCATTTCGAAATCTCGGACAATACTAAAATCGATCCACGCGAATTTGAAGACCTAAAGGCGTCGTACGAGTACAACCCCGATCTCTACGCAAGATATATTGAAGGCAAGTGGACTGCTACGACCACGAACAGTCATTTCGCTGATGTTTTCGTAGAAAATATTCACGTTATAGGTGAAGCCACTTCTCCCAACAAGGACAACTGGGAAATGTTGGTCCCATCGGACAACTCTACAGAGTTTATCGGATCGTTCGATCCTGGCGACGTTAACCATAGCTGGCATCTGTTCGTAAAACGAATTGTCGGCAATGCAGTCAGCTTCGACGTGATCGACGAACTCGTTTTTCTCAAGACCAAAATCAGCATCGAGGACTTTACGTTCTTGGTGATCGAAAAGATGGATTACTGGCAGGAGTACATGCAACGCGAATACGGACAGAGAGAACTCATCTGGCGTCACTGGAGCGATGACAGTGTATTCAACTTTTCCAGTGCCGCTAACTCCTACGACGCCCTGATAATCCGCAACGTAAGCGAAGGCCGGATCAACCTGCTGGCCGCGAACAAAGCGAAAGGTGCGGTGAGACTTCGTGTTGAACTCCTGCGAAAGTTTTTATTCCAGAAGCGGATTTTCTTCTCGGCTCAATTGTTCGAGACAATCCGTATGCTAAAGGGATTGAAAAGAGGCCCATCGAACGTGAATTTCATCGACCCACTCGATCCACTCAAACACATCTTCGACTCACTCACCTACGGCCTCATGGGCGAGGCTCCAATGGACGCGCAAAACCGCTCCCGCCCGAAGGTCGAGAAGCGTTCGTCAGTTGTGACAGTAGGGGTTTGAATTGCGGCTGAAACAAGACAACGCATCCGGTGACGTAATTAAAAAACTCGTTAATCGCCTGCGAAGGCTTTTCTGAATCCAACGGTGGAATCGGCATGGGTTGGACATCGTTTGTCATACCGCAAACCCCGGTGCCGATTCGCTTTCAATCTTAAAGTAGTCCGGGTAGTGATACATCGCTAAAGCCGAAGCACGCTCATCAACGGTCATACCGCGTAACAAAACAAGGCAGGCTCGCTCAGCCGTCAATCGTCCCGGCGAGACATCTCTTTTGTATTCGTCCGAATCGATGTACCCGGCACAGAGCGTCATGAAGCCATTATCGATGTTGAAGTCATCCAGAATGACGTGCAGTCCGCCACCTGCACCGTGGCACTCGTAAACGTCTCCGATCAACTCAACGGCTCTGCGAGTGCGCTCGTTATCAATCGTAGGCGCACCGCGATCTCTCCAGCAATTTACGCACATAAAGCTATTAGCATCATGGTTGACACCCAGACAGGAATCAACCATTATTTTCGCATGACGGAGCGTCAACTAAAAGCCTACGCGAATCGCCGGCAAGGAGTAGCCGTAACGCCATCGAGGAAGCATCAGACAAGCAAAGCGTGGAAAGCCCGCAACCCCGGCTGGTGGAAGGGCAGAAAGTATGTGCAGCTTTTGACGAGCGCGTTGGTGCGCGGGAATCCAAACTCCAAAGTGTTCAAAGATGCTGGCATGACGTGGGACGAATGGTTTTGCGGATTGTCCTTTGAAGTGCTGAGCAATGGAACTGGGCCGCTGGCCAAAGCTCTTGCCAACGGATCGAAATTGGTCCCCATCAAAAGCTGGCGCGAATTCGACAAAGATCCCGATCGGGTGAAGGCGTTTTTAGCGCCGGGGAATTTCAAGCTGGTGCAGAAATGAGAAGCGGCCCCGCATGACAACGGGGCCGCGTATCAACAAACCAATCTGCCACTAGGCACCCGCGAAAGCTTCTC